TGACCTGGAATGACATTGTTGACGTTAGTTCGTTCGTTCTTGCTGGTTCATACCGCACGGCACTATAAAACATAAAAGCCACCCGCGAGGGTGGCTTTTCATTTATTAGTCAGCGGTAACAGTGATGGTGGACTTCGATACGTCGAAATTCAAATACATTTCGTTCCTGGCCTCGACATCGCTAAATTCAGGCAATACCCTGACATAGAGATACCCAGGTATTGTCGTTCCGGTTATCTTGATTGAACGTTCAAATCCCAGTTCCACAACACCGGTCGTGTAGTTGATACGACCAAATCGTTTGTTCTCGATGGTTCGCACCCCACTCGTATTGAAATAGTAGGAATAAATCAGACCCTTACCGTCGTCGGCAAGATAATACGTTTCGTTTGAGTCGAATAGGTTAAACCCAGAGGAACTAACAATCGAACGGGCGGTATTGGTCTTGAGTGAATTACCAAAATTCAAATAATACGTTGCTGCGGTGTTGTAAAGGACCGGGACATCTCTCCGAAGAACGACAAACGTGTCATTGCGGGTGATGGACTTCTCGGCGGTATCAATGAGAGTAAGGGCTCGGCTAAATCTGAAGATTCCACCGAATTTCTGTAAAGTTTCAGACTGAGCATACCCGTTTAACGTCGTTATGACGGCAGAACGGACAGCACTCGACGATAATCTTGTTCTACTTGGGTCATAGTGGATGGAAGAAACCACTTCGATGTTGATGATTCCAGGATCTAAGAAATTTACGTCAGTGGAGGCTACCTTGTAGTCACGCAATCCACGTTTGATGTCGGCCTTGGCGGCATTTGAGATATAATTGCCTGTCTTTGGCTTAATTACGACGAAGATTTTACCATACTGGGGTGGATTCTGGTCCTCCCCACCAAAAACGTACACATCTCTGGCCGCAGGATACAGACCCCGAACAACTTGTTCGTAGTCTGCCACCGTAACTGCCCTATTTTGAGCCGAAAATCCACGAGATGCCCTAAATTTGATACTGGAAACGTCTTCAATCAGACTTCCGCCATCTAATTTTGGAACATTGGTGATGGTGGGGTTCACTAGAATGCGCCCATCTTCGCTGTCGAATACGTTACCAATAAAGGCAAAATTTGATGTTCCCTGGATGCCATTGGCCTCTGGACCGGACGATACCATGTAGGTTACATTGATAACACTACCAACTGCGGGCCTGAACCCGAATATACCGTCTCCAAACGTCAATTTATACTTGGCATCATCGATTTCATCGAGCCAGTAAATGCGGCTGGTGGTGGTCAGATTCGATAGGTCGCTAACTAAAGAATACGACTCCGTTTCATCTGATGGTGGGTTCTCTTGAACTTCAACCCGAATCGTCGTGGTATCGATGTTCTTGTTTCCCAGATTATAGGAACGAACGGTGTCGGTACTCTGAACGGTAAAGGACTCTTCGATGATTAGTCCTTCCTTGAATTCAACCTGCTCATAGAGTGCAATACCCGTATCGGATACCGTGGTGGTAATTGTGTCCACGGTTGATAGGTTATATGACCGTGAGGTCTTTGCTGCCGTATAAGCCACCGCAAACACTGCACCTGGGCGTATCTCGATGGTGTTGGGGTATCCGCCTGGGTAGTCCTGGGACGGTAACTGGAAGCTCAAATCGAAAAATGCACTGGCACCGGTCACACTCGTTGGAGTGTAGCCTAATTGACGGGCTAACAACACGACGTTATCCCGCACAACAGCCGTGGGGAGGAACGACTCATTGGCGACTGTATTCGCCAGGAATGCCGCATATTGTGAGTTGTAGGCCAACAAATCGAGCAACATCGAAAGGTTGGAGCCAGTAAAATCATAGTCGGACCACTCTGATTGCGTCCGAAGATAATCGATGAGATTCTGTTTGATATTGTTAAAGTCGAGGTCACTATACCGATTGCTGGCCATATTGTTTCCCAATTATGTTCTAGGGTATTTACACGAGAGTAAATACAAGAGAATAAGAAGGAGAACCCTATGAGTATCAACCCCACGGTCGCGTCCGCATTGACCAACAACATTCCACAGTTTGTTCGCGAAGACTATCAGTCGTTCGTTTCATTCATTCAAGACGTTTACGCAGCAGACGAACGTGGTGGGAGATCGCTTGAGTTGTTGCGTGGAATACTGACGTATAAGGATGTTGCCAACTACAGTGCAACGGTTCCGTCCATCACCTTAAGTGGCTACATTTCCGAAACGGCGACAACCATCACCGTCACTAATGGTTCCAGTTTACCGGCGGCTAACGGAGTCATCCAAATAGACGATGAGGTCATTCTCTACCTGACGCGAACCAATAATACCCTATTTGGATGCTATCGTGGTGCAACCTATGTCACCTCTCTTGGTGATTTATACACGGCATCAACGGTATCTGAAGCCATAGCAACACATCACCATACTGGTGTTGCCGTTGTGGATTTGACCAAACTGGTGATGGTTAAATTCCTGGAATCCATTTATCAGCAGCAAGCACCCACACTTACCCCCGACTTGATGGCGGATACCTTGAATATCGCCCCCGTCTTGTCTCATATTAAATCACTCTACCAATCGAAAGGCACAAGTCAAGCAATAGAAACGCTGTTCAAGATTCTCTATGGCAACATCGAGGTTGATGTTGTGTATCCTGGCGACCGGGTATTGAGTGTTTCTGAATCAGACTGGTCTTCCAGAAATAGCATGAAATGCCGCCTACTCGCTGGTGATATCACTGAATTACCAGGAAACGTAGTGTACCAATTGGACATCAATGGTAACGTAATTGGTCAGGCTCTTGTCGAAAAACTACTGGTTCATGAATTTGAGAACTTAGTGATTTACGAATTATCGTTGAATGGTTCCAGTATCTCTGGAACAATCTCCAGTGTAGTCACGACTCCTCTGGTAACGGCGATTAACTCGTCAGTGACGGTACTGGATTTGGAAGATACCGTCGGTCTTCCCAGTCGCAACGGCGTTGTTGTGATTGACGACGAGGAGATTCGATATACCTACAAGACCGCGAATCAACTGTTAGATTGTGTTCGTGGTTATAACTCAACAACGGCAGTCGCGCATGATGTTAATTCTTATGTTTATAGTACAGAATATCTGATTGCATACTATACGGATGTGGAAGGTGTCGAGCACACAATCACTCTCCGTCAGATGAACTGCATAAACACCGTGGACCTAAATGAAGTCGGACGGTTCTGTAGTCCCTCACCATTGACCTTCGGGCATATTGGAGAAGAGTTCCCAGGGCACCCTCGTGTGGATAGTTGGATTGAAAATACACAATTTACCAAATGTACGATCAACGACACCACCATCTATGAAGAAATACCGAAATATACCGGTGGTATCACTGGCGTTTATAGTGACGTAGACAATACGTGTGTTATTTCCAACTCACTGCCGACTCACCTCATAGGTGGATTTGGGAACATCGATTGTAGTGGGTTGCGTCCATTGTCCAATATGTTTGTCATCCCAACATCCCCGAAAACGACCGGCACCTATGTTGAAACAGGATATGAAACGACAGGGCTGTTTCTCAATGGAGTGACGGCACAGTCGTGCTACACGTATGGGGATATCGTGAGTGGCGCAATCATCCGGGTCACGGTGGATGACCGAGGAACTGGCTATGTTGACCCGCCATATATTGTGATTGAGGGTGATGGTACCGGTGCCGTACTGACCCCGGTACTCTATCGTGGTGGAATTTACAGATTTACAATCACCAACGGTGGACAGGGATTCACCGAGCCACCCATCATTCGCATCTATTCTGGACAGAACGGTGGATTCGATGCGGTCTTAGATGAGTACGGAAGGCTCGTCAGCGTGTCACTATCGTCGGCTGGTGAATATTACTCAACGATACCCGAAGCCGTGCTGGTGGACCCCACAGGACGCGGTGCGGGTGCTTTACTGGAGTTCACTGATGCTGCTGTCAATGGAAGCGGTCAACTGGTCCCCGGAACCCTTCGTATATTGGCGAGAGGTATCGACTATGACCCATCAAGCTACATTCAAATTATCCCAGTAGGTAGTGGTGCATCTGCCACAGCGGAAATCTACACCTACCACCTGGATTCGTATAAGTATGCCAACCCCACTGGTGGGGATTACTATCAGGATGCTTCTGGTGGATTTGTGTTCCAACGGAAACTCGGAACCAAATTTATCCGCTGCAATTACAGCTATGGTAATAATCCGTCAGCATTACGGACTCTTCTCGGTGACACCAGTATCTCATCGCATTCACCCATTTTAGGTTGGGCGTATGACGGAAATCCGATATATGGACCTTACGGATACAATTTACCCCTAGACTCCTCCTCCGGTGTAGCCCGCATGGTAAGTGGCTACCGGTTGCGTGGTACCCGCCCAGGGGTCACGCCGCCATCAACCGGCACATATCCACTTGGCACGTTCATCGAAGATTACTACTACACCACCGGCTACGGACACCTGGATAGTCATAATGGTCGCTATTGTGTCACTCCAGAATATCCTGACGGGGTGTATGCTTACTTCGTTACGTTGACTAACATGGGGACACCGGCTTTCCCGTACATTATTGGTCCCACCTACCGGTCACTGCCCAAATCACAATACTTCACACTGGAAGCAGCGGGATTGGAACGGAGCGTGTCGGATATGATCAACCTACAGCAGTTCTTCTACGACGAGCCATCCACCACATTGTCCCAGAGATATACCAACAGCATCAAACCGCTGGTTCGTCGGTATAGCTCCCAATACAACGATGTATCGCTTCAGATGTTGGCGAATATCACAGAAACCTCCAGTGGTTCTATTTCGTCAGTCTATGTTGATTCATCGGAACCCAACTTTGCTGCTGGTGATTTATGCTACTTCCAATACGATCAGACTCCTCCAAATGAGTGTGAGGCTGTTGTTAGTTGGCTGTCTGGTGCCCCAGTGACCAGCGTCAATCTGGCAGTTCCTCAAGTCAAGATATTCCTTCAGCAGCAGCTAATCGATTTGGGGACGTTTACGTTCACACCGATACCATTCGATGCAGCTACGGGAATCAATGCAACCACAAATGAAATAACCATCACCGGCCATGGCCTAATTGATGGCGACATTGTGGTCTATGAAGAGGTGAATGGTACGACATCGACCGGACTTGGCGATCACGTGACGTATTATGTCAAGAAGATTTCCAACAACGTAATCAAGGTGGCAACTTCCGCTGCCAATCTCGCTAACACGATTTACGTTGACATTGAGGCTGCTGGTACAGGCGACCGAGTATTGCACCAAAAGACCCCATACACGTTCGCATATACAGACATTAACACCGTAGATGATACCATAACCCTAACAGCGCACGGTATGCAGGACGGAATGCGCGTACTGTATGAACGAGTCAGCGGCAACCCAACTGTCGGTGTGAAAGAAAAGACATGCTATTTCGTCAAGGTCGTTGACGTTGATACCATTAAACTATCGACGACACTCAATAACCTGATGAACGAGGTCTATGTCAATTTCACAGCAGCAGGCACAGGAACGAGAACCCTGACTGTCCAGTTTGCATTTGCACTGGATCAAGAGGTAGAGGCCGAGAACGGATGCCAGTTTATCATCACCTACTGGGACAAACCACTGAACCGCATCTACGTTGAATTGACGAATAAGACCAGACTGACATCCCAGACTGTGTTTAGGGATTTGGTGGGTGCAACTGCCTTCGTAATAGATGGTTCACTTGCCACAACTAACATCCCACCGTCACAGCGTCGTCTATATGTTGATGATACGAGTGGTCTTTACACTGGAGACAATATCCAGATTGGGTCTGAGGTCATGAAGATTGTCAATGTGTACGAGAACGATACAATCCTCGTCACACGTGGCAACAGTCCTCTTACCATTGAAGATAACGCCTATGTGATTAACCTTACTCGATTTGCCATCGTAGTAAACACCACAGAACCGCATAACTTACAATTGGATGACGTGGTGAGTATCTCCGGGGCAACACCGCCATATCTCAATGGAAGACAAACAGTTGCCCAAATCACCACCGATACTGAATTCATCTGCTTCGTCAAGCTTCCAGATCGTTTGACATCTGATATCTTTTCAGATCTCCAACCGGACGGCCTAGCATACATCACGCCGATGGTGCCATTCTACAACACAAACCCAACAGCAGGTACGCTGTGGTGGAGTACCTACACTGGTTCGTTGTTCGTCTATTACATGGACGGAACCACAAATCAGTGGGTTTCAGTCTCACCGACCGGTGTTATGCCAAACCAACAGGGAGACATCACCCCAAGTGTCGTTACTGGTGGGTATTACTCCGGCACAACGTCCAAGACTGGTGCGGTCATCCAAATCAGCAACGTTGCACCAGGAACTCGCTCAGACGGCTCTGCGAACCAAGAGGGCGACTTCTGGTGGTCTAACCTCATAGGTAGCCTCTTCGTCTACTTCGACGGCTTCTGGGTGCCAGCGTGTGCCAATGGTGAGTCAACCTACATCGCACCGGAAACACCTACACCTGGGTCTTTCAGTGGCACGAGTGAAACTCGGTCAGCTACCGTGACAATCAGCCCAGATACACCGGCAGGTTCTCCGGTATCCGGTGACTTGTGGTGGTCATCCATTACGGGTATCCTCTATATCAGGTATGCCGGGGCATGGGTCATCGCAACTCCATTGGGTGTTATTCCTGGTGAAGGTGCCGAGCCAGTGGCCGTTTCGGACACACAAGGCACAACCCTAGACTACCTAGTGGTCGTCACGGGTACCGGTAACATGCAATATGTGACCACATCCAACAACGTGACGCGGGCCATCAGCATCGTCACCGTAACGCGACCTGGGAGCGGCTTGAGGACACTTCCGTCCATCATTGGTACCATTCCGCCCGTTCTACGTCGATTCTCCGGTACGGTCATCCTAGACGCCGATGGTGGCATTACTGGAGTGACGATATCCAATGGTGGTGCTCGTTACTATAATCCCATCATCATATTTGAGTCTGAGACTGGTTCAGGTGCAACGGCTGATATCTTCGTATCGGGTGGTGTCGTCAGTTCCATCGTCATGCTGAACCCAGGCAGCGGCTATACGGAAGAAACAAACGTCGTTATGGTTGAGTCCGGCTGTAGTCTGATTCCCAAGTCAAACGACATTGGGAACATACGGGCAATCGCCATTGATCATTCCGGGTACAACCAGCAAGTTAACTCGACGCTTGGACCCTACACTACAGCTCGATTCGGTGCAACCGTTCGGGGTCAAGTCGAAACGTTCAGCCCAGGAACGATGATATATGTTGGTGATTCTAGTGTATATTCTTTCAAAGCACAGATATACTCATACAACGCCACAAGTAAAATGCTGACTCTTACCGGTGCCATTGGGTATCTGTATGATGGGGATGCTCTTTCTAATGGTGTGGGTACGCTCCTTGGGTATTGCCTACAGTCTGGTCAACCTCGACTCAGGGCCAGACCTGGGGTAATAACCAGACTGGCTGGCACATTCCAAAGTTCAGAACACCACATCGGAGAGGCGTTTAGTAAAATTACGGATTCCTACTATTACCAGAACTTCTCCTATTCCATTGATTCGTCTATTCCGACCGAGAACTACCGACAAGTCGTCAAGGACACACTTCACCCTGCCGGTTACATCATGTTTGGGAACTTGACCATCAATGACCCACTCAGCACAGTTCAGGCCATCGTCACATCGACAATCCAAACATCGGGAGACGACACCCCACCAGAAGACCCCATCCCACCCAGCTAAATAGAGAAGCCACCTTAACGGGTGGCTTTTCCATGTGTGCCAGTTGAGAAACTGGCATATAAACCGACACAAGATTTCTTGGACATGCTATAATAACTGTAAGTTCCGAACGATGCAGTTAGGATTTCAGTCCGTTGCTGCCGGGAGAGTTATAGTTACTGGGGTGTAAATACTAAACTACCATATAGGAACCAACCATGTCAGCTATCCTAACCGACAATATGCGTCTAGCTAGTGCCAGACG